TTTGTACCAGTCAAAACTTCTTCCAAACTAATTTCCAAAGTAACTTTTATATCAGATCCTTTTTTTCCTCTTCTCGGTGCGCGATTAAAGTTTGCATTATTTACTGTAAAACCAAAATCAAAAGGACCAGAAAAAACATTTGAAAAATCAAATGAATTTGCTGCATTATCATATTGTGCTCTTTTGCTTGGTTCTTTTAACGTTTCATACGCCTCAGTAATTTCTCTAAATTTCTGTTCAGCTTCTTTATTATCTGGATTTTTGTCAGGATGATATTGAACTGCTAATTTTCTATATGCTTTCTTTATTTCTTCTTCACTTGCATTTTTTTCAATTCCTAATATAGAGTAGTAATCTTTACTTTGTTGTGCCATTAGTTAATCCTAACTTTTACATAGTTATTAGTCATAGTCAAATTTAAATGCTCCCTTACTAAAAATCTATATGAAGCAATATCAAACATTTCAATATTATTGAATTCAATGCCTCCAAACATATACATTTGACCTAAATTATTACTTAGTAAGTAAACTTCATTTTCTTCTAAAATCGGTGAACTATTTACTGGAATTCCAAATATACTGATCTGATTTTCTTGTCTATTTAAAATTCTAGTATTTTGCAATCTATGTACTATTCTTGGATGAATCAAAAAACTTTCAAATCGTAAATTTTCTGACTCTAAACGATTTATCATATCGTAAAAGATTGATTCTATTTGCTGATTTACAGTTACAGTATAATGTAAATGTGACTGCGCATTCAACAAATTACAAAATAATCGATCTTCAAACGAGTATAGAGATGACAACATTCTTTGAATTAATATGTCTTGATTTATAGTTCGCAATATGTTTGTAGAAACTATATTTTGAGTCGCGAAATTGATAGATTGAATCATGTCATGATTATTAACAACATCATATCTACAATTAATGTTTGAACCTTCAGATTCGATACTATTAAAACACATTGCAGGCATGTCATAATTATAAGTTATAAATCGACCAGGATATGTTATTAGCCTTAAAAATTTTCGACACAAACTTGAAGAATCACGAAGAGGAGTAAATTCAGTTGTAATTGGAAAATCTCGTAAAACAGGATTTTGTAAAATCCTGTTTAACTCTTCATACAAAGTCCCTTTAAGTTTGATCTCATTTCCTACTAGAATATCAAACTTCAATGGTTCTATTTTTTTATTTAGATTTCTAAATTCGTTCTGTAAATCATTATTCAGAACAAATTCGAATTTACTCATAATCTTTCCCAAAAAAATCCACATACATTTATATATGTATGTGGATTTCAAGAAAAAATATAAGTAAAAATTTATGTATCAGAAGTAATATAACACATAGTTTTTAACAATCTGACTGCATCAGTATAGTCAGATGCATTAATTATGCATTTTGCATCCATAACACTATTGAAATAACCAAGTTTCAATTCCAGCATTGAAAGACCAGATTGAGTCACATCAAAAACAAAAACTGTTTTAGAATCATTTTGTTTAATTGATTCTACATTGCAACCTTTTGTCTTTAGATATGCAGCAAAATACAAATCTGGTGTAATCAACTTGCTTGAATCTTCAACATGACAAAGAGTCTTTAGTGCTCTTATAGCGTCAGCAAAATTAATTGCTATAACAGCATACTTTGAATCATCATCATTATTGAAATATCCATACTTTAACTCTTTGATAGTCAATTTCGAATCAAGAACATCAAAAGTAAAAACTGTTTTTGATCCTTCTTTTTGAATGTCTACAATTTGACACGCTTTTGCTTTTAAATATGCAGCAAAGTATAAATCAGATGTCGTAATTTTCGTTTGTTTTTCTTTATCCACCATTTTCATCTCCATCTAAATTTTACTTGAATTCAGCTATTCTCTCGCTAATTGTGTCAATGAATGCATCTAGCCGAATTTCTAAATCAGAAATGTCCTGCTTTACTTTTGTAATAATTGCAGCTACATCGGCTCGCGTCTTTTTATTAGTTTCAATATATTCACTTTTTATTTGTGATACTATATTTTTGGAATCAGACAGCGACTTTATTTGTTTTTCTGTATTTTCAAGTCGACTTATTAAGTCGAGTAATTTCTTTGTTTGTGTAACATTATTTGCTATAGTATTTTCAAGAATATCAACTTGAGAATCAATTTGTTCTTGAAGAGTGTCAAAATCATCAATCGTTATGCCCGGTGAGTTTATCTCAATTGCTTCATCTATTTTATTTTTGCAATTTTCTTCAATTTTTTCTTCAAATTGCACCAACGATGAGTTCACGATCTCAACTGATTCTTGTCGAGCGATTTCAGAGAATTTTTTTATATTAGCTTCATCTATGAGTACATGCTGCAGTTCTTTTTTCAGCGATTCTTTAACTGAATTATCAGTAGTTAATAACTTAATTACAATTTTGGAAATGAATTTTTCAAACATATATTCTCCTAAATTTTAATCTAGATAAATATGAAAATGGGAGCTCACATGTTTATATGAACTCTCATTTTTTAAATGGAACAAAGTGACACACCACGGGGCAAGCCCCCGTGGCTTCTCGTTTCAATGACTGATGCAACCGTCTGTCTCCACGAGCGTATTAGATTTGGACTTGTCCAGCCCTATCAAATTTTGTTTGTCAAATGCAAAATCCCTTATATTACACGCAGCTGCTTTTAGTATTTTCATATTTATAATATACTACATTATTTAGAATTTGTCGAATGGTTTTTGAAATTATTTTGCCAATTCATCCTCGGGGCAAGCCCACGAGGATTTCTTGGCGGTTCCTTTAACCAATACGAACATCCATATCGACAGCACCAGCTGTTTCATTTGTAATTGTAGTAACGTTATAATCAGCATCATGCACGATTGTAACGTCAGTTCCAAGTACAGCAACAGTAGGTGTGCCAGTAGGATCGAGAATCACGGTCACATTCGGAATCATACCGAAATTGTGAGTCACTACAGCATCTGCACCTGCAGCGACTGCAAGAAATCTGTCATTTACAGAAATTTTTCCTGCATCTTTGAATCTCTTAATATCTCCTGACTGTGCACTCAAAAGAACATCAGAAGTTTCTAGCAAATAAGTTGAATCATTTGCACCGAGTCTGATCGCACGATCAACCGGAGAAACACCTTTAACTTGCTTTCCGAGATCATTGAAAAGCAGTGTTTCAGTAGTTAAATTAGTAATCTTCATAGCTTCCTCCTAATTAGGTTGTAGTTATAACTTTACCATTTGTATCAACAGAGACTGGAATGAATCTTTGCTCACTTGAATTAAAACCTACAATAGCTGCAGTTTGTAACTCAGGATATCGCAATCTCATACCATTTGTAGAATATGGAGCAATAGCCACAATTTCTTCAAATGCTTGTTCAACACCTCCAACAACTGCTTTTAATCTTACATAATTAGTAACGTTATTATTCCATCCAGGTATTTGACTTGGAACTAGATTAACAACAACTTTACTATGATATGATCTTGCACCAAAAGCAGTTTGAGATGCGTTAGAGACACTTACAAGTTTTTTAGTAAAAGTACCGGCGGATGACGCATCCCAATAAACATTATAACTGGAGGGCGCTTGTTCTGTTGACTCATTTGGTCTTACAGGCCACATCAGAGTTATCCGATTGGATAACCTGTAAACCACTTGAATTTTGTTACTAAGCACTTACCGCCCCCTTTTTAACTTTTTCTTTTTCTCGAGGTCTTCTTTCGAATTTTTTTCTCGATCTCTTTCTTTATATCGGTGGCAGTTTCATCAGGTGTTTCTTCTACTGAATCAGCTTCTTCAGAAGTTTCAGTTTCTTCAGTTGTATCAACTGGTTCATCTTTAACTTCGGAATCATTTGATTCTTCGGTTTGCTGAGAATCTTCACTAACCACGTCTACATCCGGTACAGTTTTTACTGTTGCTTCTGCGCGCCTTTTGTCTCTTGCTTTAAGAATATCTTCACCTGAAATTACTTCATCAGCAAATGATTCAGGTTTCATATCCACTGCACCAAGTGCTGCATCTTTTGCGAGTTTTGATTGCTGAGGCTGAGTTGGTTTCGGACTTGCAACTTTTTGAGTAGATGAATACTTTTCAATTTCTTGAGGAGTTGCTTTTCGTACCCAACCCGATCTCAAAGCTGCAGCTAAAGATCGAGATGCCCGCTCGTATTCTTCACTTTCAGGATCAAAAATTTGACCCGGAAGTAGATACATATTTTTATCTACGAGCCGACATTTACTTATTACAAAAAATTTCATGTTCATCCTCCATTAATTGTATATATGAATCTTATTTTGCACGTCCGGCTTCATCTCTTTTGTCATTGAATTCGCCAGGACCGATATCAATCCACTCATCATCACCAGTTTGTGAAGACATTTCAGATTTTGGAGAATCATCTCCTCTTTCAAGCGGATGAGCTGCAGACTTTTTAGTACCTGAAGTTGAAGCTACACTTTCAAGTAGTTCTTCATATTCTTCATCACTAATTTCGTCGCCTTCATCATTCAAATCTTCATCAATATCAGCATCGAGTTCTTGTTCTTCAAGATCATCTTCAAGATTTTCAAGCTCTTCATCTTCAACATCTTCACAATCAAGCAAATCAGCGAGCTTATTAAGTCTTGCTGCTGTTCTTCTTAAATGTGCGGAAGCTGCTTTTCCGATTTCATTACGCTTATCATTTTCCCAATTGTTCTTTGCAGCAACTTCTTCTTCATGACCCTTGCCAATCTGACCTTTTGCACCTTTTCCAGCATCGTAATCGTCCTGAACGGTTGCATCATAACCAGATGACAACTGGCCAATGTAGCTCGCCTTACGCGTATTCTTCATGATATCCTCCTGTGAATTTTTGTTGATATCTTCATTACTAGTGGCGCGTATTTCATAATCCGGCCTTTCTAAAGGAACAAACATATTATCAAAACTAGAATTTGCGAATTCTTCATATTCATCTCTAAGTCCATTTGTATTAATATCGTTAATCTCTCTATTAGTCAAACTATGCGTTTTCTTTTTCATGTCAACCTTCGTTCAGCTATTTGAACTTATATAAAGCAAATATCATACCATACCTGATTGTGTTATCAAGTTTTCATTTCATGAAAGTCTATGAATTATAAAGAAAAATATATGAACAGCAGCATCATTTAAATTACTATCATCTCGTCGAAGCCTTCTTCAATTAAAGGTGCTTCAAATTTATTTTTCATTTCTTGAATTATAGCAGACCACCTATGTTCAGGAACACCTCGAGAGTCATTCATTCTGCGATTTATATTGTGAGTACTTTCCTGTAACCATACACAAGTAATTTTATAATCTGGATTTAACTCTTTTACAAAAGAAATTAATTCAATTCTACTTTGTTTTGTTATGTTGACCTCATCATATATAACGTTGCGTTTGTCAATAATGGCAGTTTTCAAACATTCTTTCATGCATTTATGAATAAACAATTCATGTTCTTCACAAAACAAATATGATCCTGTCAACATGGTTCTAAAATAATCATTACTTAGAATAATGGCATGTCTGTCTTTACAATTATCTTTTGACCATGTTGATTTTCCTGAACCAGGTAAACCACAAAGAACAAAAACATTCATAATCCACCTACTTATCATTAGTTAATATATAAAATGTTGTAAAACTATCATCAAATCAATTTGCGAAATTTGATTTTGATTTATTATTCTTATCATTTTAAACCTTAATTTTTACAATTCTCTATGATATATTAACTATTATGAAAGGAGGTGAAAAATGAAAGAAGAAAATTTTGAACTAACAATTTTAGAAGAAAGCAATTGTCCTAAAATAATTTTATCAGGTAATGTAGCTTCAATACAAGTTAAAACGCTTCAAATACATTTAGAAAAATTCTTTATGGGTAATAACAATGTAATCTCACCTCATACAATTGAGGTGCTGTTCTCAAATTCCTCTTTGATGTTTCCCATAACTCTATCAACTGAGAATACTTTTTCTCTATTTGCTGCCACTCATCTGAATTCTGATATATTATTCTAACATTAACTTTTGGATACTGCAATCTCATTAACTCTACTTTATCTACTCCAGGTCTCTTATAATTCTTCAACTCAACATACTCATCAGTCTCAGTCAAATAAAAGTCAGGCCAATAATTCAACTCTCTATTATCAATAGTCAACAAAAATGATTTTGGCTCATACAAATACTTAACCTTATCATACTGCAAACATCTTGCATAATTAGCTTCTAATGTGGATCGAACATAATGACCTATATCTTTTCTAACACCTTGAATACCAAAAGATGAACCTTTAGCTGCAGGCTTTCCAAACATACCATTCTTAGAACCAGTATGGCCTAATGCAATATTTTTCTTTGCAATTTCAGTATGTTTTCGACCTCTATTAAAATGAATTTGTGTTTTCCATTTTTCTTTTACAGTATTACTCATTTGTAATAGCGTTTCTTTTTTGTGATGCTGACCATAAAATGGATTTAATTCTCCAATATAGTTTTCACTTTCATGACCAACTGATCCATTGGCAATCATTTGTGATTTATACTTATCACTAAATAATTGACCATACTGTTTTTCATAATCCTCTTTACTAATATTATGTTCTCTTATATGAATTAATAATTTCTTTCGTCGAAGACCACAAATTTTACACTCAATCCATTCATCACTATTTGTATCATTAAACACAATTTTACTATGCTCCGTATCTTGCTTTTTCATTGCATGTCGTAATATTTGCTTTTGCGATTTAAACTTCTCTTTACAAACAGGACATTCACATTTATATTTATTTTTTCTAGCTTTTCTACGACTAGATCGTAATTCTTTATCTATTACACTATCAACGTTAAACCTCTTCTTATATTCATTAGCGCTTATTCCATGCTCTTTAATATGTTGTGATAAATCTTGTCGTTCAGCATTACATATTTGACATATCATAATTCATCGTCCTTTCGTTTTAATCTAATAAGATTATATACTACTCCATCCGATGAATTCACGTAAAAATGAACATAAAAAAAGAGAGTGTCTTGCGACACTCTCTTAAGTCCCAATTTACAAGAGATATAAAATTGCTCTTATACTTATCTTGTAACTGTGATGCTAGCGACACCACGAGGGTTCCAAATACCGATACCGATTTGTTCGAATATGCTCCAGCCAATAAGCCTTGCATCAGGATCGTCAGCAGGAAGAACTGTAATATCAATACGTTGAGGCATGATACCGAGGAACTTCTCTTCTGTGCAAACATAAACGGTACCAACAGGAACGATACGGCTAACGATGATTTCAGCACCCCAGAGCATAGCCATAAGGCCAGTAGCCAGCAAGCTCTTCTGAGAGACTGGATCCAACTGATCGCGACCCCATTTACGGATATCGCTATAATCACGAGCATTCATGAACATGCGAGCAACGCGAAGGTCATGCTTTTCAACTTCTGCAAATGCATCAGCAAGAGCATCACGATCAAGTGAACCAGCAGCGTTGATTGCTTCGTTGAAAGCAACACCGGTGATAGGATCAATCTGTGCAAGTGCAACATCAAGAGCTGAGAAACCAAGTTCGTCTTCAGCAGCCTGAATTTCCTGCTTTGCCTTGTCCTGAGCACGATCGATCAGGTTGTAACGACGTTCCTTAACCTGTGTGAAAGGAATCTTGGGATTTGAACCAAGTTCAAATAGAGGAATAAGAATACGTTTTCCCTTAACGATAGTTTCGGGAGTCTGACCTTCTTCAGAAATAACAACAGCAGGAACATTGATGTCTTTGTCATAGTAAGGAAGAGCACCCTGAGGAAGGGGATCAACCACTACAGCGCGACGAAAAACACCTTCATAATCCAATCTTTCACGAAGCGGGTTCTGCATTGAAGCAGCAAGCTTCATTTTTCCCTCGGAAGTCGAGAGAAGCTTATTGATAACAGCTTCTTTTTGTGCAGGATTCAGTTTCATTATGAACTCTCCTTTAAAGTTTCTTTTGTTTAATTAACTGTAAAAATCCGTTTACCATTGGTTATTATTATCTTAAAGCAATATTGCTTAGATAATAGTGTTGAAACCAAGGAGAGGATTATCAGCAGTCGGCACCTTTGTTACATAACCAACAACTCTTGAACCAGTATTCTCAGTTGTGAGCAGACCGAAATCTGACACATAAAGAGCAGCACCAAGAGCATCGGCCCAAGCAACTGCCAGTGCAGTATCGTCTTCCTTAACAGTTTCGTACAGGTCAGTTTCGTATGAACCAGGACCAGTCATAACTGTTACTTTACCAGAAGCAACTGCAGGAGTATTTTCATAAGCTGAACCGGCAGCATCATTCAAGAAAATACCAATCGGCTCAGGAACACCGTTAACTGCACTGTCGGTAGCGATTTCAACTTCATAGTTTCCACTCATTGAAGCAAACATTCCACCAAGAACACCGGCAGGTGAATTGGCAGCGATACGACCGAGTGTACGACCAGCCTCAGCAGCTGTGTTCGGGCGGCTGAACCCAGAAGCGGCAAGACTGTAAAGAGTATTACGATTACCAGGATATTTAATGATAAGCATTATAAAGCCTCCGTTAGTTATTTTTCGTTTGGTTCAATTATCTCCAGAGCATATCCTCAATTTCTCTTACCTGAGGATCAAGAGCAACAGGATTCTGTTCAAAACGATTTGCACTTGCGCTCTTTCGATTATAACCCTCATTGGCTGTTTTGGTTTTAGTATCGTCGGCAGCTTCTTTATCTTCTTCTTCAGCATCATCGCCTTCGACAACTTCTTCAGAAACAGCAGCTTCTTTTTCATCTTCATTTGAATCTTCATCAGCAAGTGCAGCGGTAATAAGTTCGTCACTCGGCATATCACCAAGTTCGATTTCTTCTTCCTCTTCACCAGCTTCTTTCTCAGTCTCAGTCATCAGAGCAGCCAATGGATCATCTTCATCTTTCCCTGCATCTTTATCCATGTCAGTTTCTTCTTCTGTGCTGTTAATCTCGGCGTCTTCTTCCTTGGCAGCTTCTTTTTCTTCAACTTCAGGAGTTTCAACAGGAGTTTCTGCTGATTCTTCTGCAGCGGCTTCTTTTTCTTCAGCTACTTCTTCAGGCATTTCTTCTTCAGTTTCACCTGTTTTAGAATAACCTTCAACTAAAGCAGCCATCTGTTCGGCTTCATCTGCAATTTCATCTTCTTCATCGGCTTTCTCAGAATCACCGGCAGCCTCATACTCATCTGCCTTTTTGCGATGATCAGATGCGATTTTGCGATAAATAGATGCAGCTTGTTTTGCGATTGTTTCATCAGCAGCTTCTTCTTCCAAAGAAACAGATGCCTCAACATTGCTTGCAAGTGCTTCAGATTCATCTGCAATTTCATCTTCAACTGCAGCTTCTTTTTCATTACCTTCTTTTCTCAAAGATTCAGCTTTTGCACGATGATCAGCTGCGATCTTTCTGTAAATAGCTGCAGCAGCTGTTACATCAAAATCTTCACCATCAATATCTTCCTCAATCAGCTGTTCTTCTTCATCATCAAGATCATCATCGTCAACTTCATCGTTATCGATGTCATCTTCGTCGCTATCATCATCAGCAACTTTTTCTTCAGATACTTCTTTTGCAACTTCTTCTGATGCTGTTTTCTTTCCCTGAGGATCAACACCAGTTGCCTGTTCTTTAGCAGCTTCCTGAACTGCACTGCAAAAACATGCAGCTTCTTTTGCGAGTTCATCATAGCGAGCAGCTTTGATGTCTTCATCATCAGCAAGATTATCATCACCTGCTAACTGAGCATCTTCAGCAGCCTGTTTGTGCAAGCGAGACATACGAGCATAACGACGGGAAGCACGCTGAGCTTCTTCAATTGAATCATAAAGAGGTATACCGGCAACTTTTCTTTCAAGCAATCCGATTTCCTCATTTGACATTGCGACAATTTTCATAACCTGATCTTTGATTGCTTTCTCGTCATTTGCAATCTTTTTCTGTTCAACCATAGATTTAGCAATAGCTAAACCGCGACGAGCTTTGCGCTCAATAGCTGCATCTTTTTCAAGTTTTGCAACTTTGCGCTTAAGATTTTTGTTTTCTTCAAGAATAGCATATGCTTCTTTTGGTGAAATTCCCTTTGGCTCTTTTGAAAGAACTTTAAGTGAATTTGCTTGCTCTTCTGATTTTGTGGTAACAGATGGTTTGGCGCCAGGATCAGTCATTTGTTTTGCAATCTTGCTATTCAGTTTTGCAACCAAATTTTTAGCAAAAAATTGAGCATTATCAGATGAAAAGGTATCATCACTAGCCTTAATCACCTTGGTAACGCTTCCATTTTTAAGCAACTGAATCTTAGTACCTGAAGTATGTACTTTTGCACTCCAAACAGTTTTCATTAAAAATTCCTTTCATTTAACTTTTTGCCTTGCCCCCTCTCTTTGCTGTAAAATCTAGTAACTTAAGAGGCTATGACTTTTATCATGAATCTCGCATTAAATTAAAAAAACTGAAATAAACTGACGAAAAATAAGCAGCTGCTTTTTCTGACACCAAAGGTCATTTTAAAAACAGCTGCTTAATTATCAAAAATCAGAATTGTCAGTAGTATTGTGCGAACCAAACTACCATTGAATAGCCTTAACGTTCAAATCCAACTTTTCATTTGCAACTTTTGCGTCAAATCTGAGTATAGTGCTACCAAATTTTGTAATCATGCCGAATGATTTTGCGTATTTACCTTTTAACATTGGCATAGTGCATGTAATGTCGTGCTGAACATTATCAATATGTGACTCGAACTGATCTAATATTGATGCTTGTTTTTCGTTCCAATTTGCAGTCTTTAATTGATAAACTTTTCCGTTCCAAACTGCAGAAAATTTTGCCAATTCATTAACAGTTGCCCAACTGACATTTTTATCTGTAAATTCATCTTTTGAAATTTCTTCTTTTTGACCCATTTTGTCGCCAGTAAGCCATCGTACTTCAACTGTTTTGTCATTAACTTTCAAAATCTGAAAATTGTCACCGTCAGTAAATACACCTTGACGATTTACTACAAGTTCTTCATCAACTAACTTTTTAGCTTGTTTAGAAATAGTTTTATCTTTTACATTGTTTTTGAATGTAAAATTTTCAACTAATTTTGACGGGATATTTTGTATCATTCCAATTTTTGCAAAATAAATCGCGCAAGCATTACCTTGACGACCAATCAATCGACCAACTGTGTTTTTACTTAAAAAGTTAAACATCATTTTTGCTGGTCTATCTTCAGGAGGTACATTATATTGATCTTTCAAAATGACCAATGATCCATAATCTGCACATTTATTTGTAGCTTTTTTCCTTATAGACTTATCTTGCTGATCTTCAAATGTCTTTTGTACATTATGAGGATCACGATAAGGAATATCTGCAAATTCATCTTCTACTTCATAAGTTTTATTTTCACGCTCTTCAATTGGATGTGATGCTGTTTTCACTGAAGCCACCTTTAATAATTCATTTTCAAACTGACCAGAATTAACTTTCTTACAAATTATATTTGCAAGCAATTGTGAAGACACTTGATCTGATGCAACTAATTTTCTAAAAACAGCTCCTGCAAATGCAGGATTTGCTACGATTGAGCAATCGTAAAATGAATTTTCAAAACAAAGCTCACAACATTTTCTGTAAACACCATCTGCGCACTTTATCAATTGATTTTTGTAATTCTTAATATGTATACAATATTCATTTTCATCATGTGCAACATTACCGCAAATTGAACAAATGGTATATTTAGTCGTACAACCCATTGAAACTGCATTTGCAATTCCAGTTAAAATATTATGAACCAAATCATCATGTCTTTTGTCGACACAAAAAAGCAAATCAATTAGTACTGTGTCATCCATTTGTCTAGCAATAGCATCTAAAACTTTACCTTTTGCTCTTTCTGGATTTTGGTCATGTTCCACAAAAACAATACCATTCTCGACAAAAGTTGGATAGTCTTTAAGTAGAACGTCGCGCTTCCAAGCGTCACCATTTGAATTAATGTATTTTTCAGTTGCTTTAGTAATCCAATAATCTGATTCTGGCTCCAAATCCACTGAAGCCATAATAGTTGTATGTATGTAAATGTAATTGTCTAAATCTATTTGACAAACTACATTCCCATTTTCTTTTGGATTCAAATTATTGTGAATTATGATGCCTTCAGCAGTCGATTTTTTTGTTACAATATCGGACCAATCTGAAGCCGTTTTAATTTGATTAGATTCTGTTATAGTAAATATACTACCATGCTTTATAAATGGCATATTCAAACTCCTTGACGGTATTTGAGCTCTAATTATAAGTATGTGATACAAATAAAGCAAAAAGAAATTGAGTTATTCAACTTCTTTTACATTAGACTGGAAGTGCTTTAAAGCTTTATAGGCATGCTTGCAAAGTAGGTTTTCTCTATCCGGGTCTCTAATTTCAGGTTCACTTAAATCAGAAAATGTTCTTTCACTATATCCTTGTTCATTGGCATTATAATCTGGCCCGTTATATTGCCAAAAATTACAAGTGCAACTTACAAATACATCTCTATTTTTAACTTTGAATATTTTTTTAAGAGCTTTTCCTGTTAGACTTTTCTTAATCTTTGCAGGAATTTTAGAAATTTTGATTCTTACTATGTAATCGCCAACTTTATATATCCATCGATTTTTTACTTGTTTTACCGAATCCACAGATACATTTTTTGACCGCGACTTAAGTACAGACGGAGTATTTTCTAAAAGATAACTAGTAGTCACAGCTTGTTTATTCATGAGCGCATTAATCCTTCAACATCGTCAATTGCATCATTGATAACTTCTCTAAATGCAGTTCTAACTGATTCTTCATTTTTAACAAAAACATTGTGCACATCATTTTGTTCATTTTTATCAGCGATTTTTCTATTAGCTGCTGAAATCAATTCGATTTTCTTTATTAATGATACCGCACGTTTTTTGATATCTTCTTCAAAAACACTTTTTACTGTTTGAGATGATTTGAAAATTGGTTCTTTAGGATTTACAATTGAATGATATACTCCCGCATAAATCTGCTGAATTCTCTTGTGAACCAAATCTCTAACATCATTATGTTTTACTGAATTTCGCAATCTATAATAAGCAGATGCTATTTCATTTTCAGCAGTTTTTGCTAATCGTCTAGTTGTCTCGTCAACCCCTCTTTTTACTAAACATGACGAAAACTCGTTTTGTCTTTCGTCAACTTCTTCTTGTCTTTCTAAAACTTCTTTTACTTTTTCTGGCGACTGAAACGGCATTGTATCATATCCCATACCGAGCTCACTAGCTTTAGATATGTTTATCTCAATCCCAGAATCATTTTCATTTTCATCATCTTCATTAGATTTCGAAGTTAAAATATTATCGAGTAATCCTCGAGACTTAAATAAATCTTTCGGTACAACTTTATTTTGTAAATCTTTTCTAGGTGGTTTAAGCTTTTTACTATTAGTATTTACAACTTCATAACCATCTTTAGAATCTTCTAATCGTTTATTTGATTTATTTAGCTCTCTTTCATGCCGCCTTTGTTCTCGAGTTTCAGCAGTTACTACAATAGGAGAACTAGACTTCTTAATATCATTAAATTCTTTTGCAATTTTTTGAGAATGTTTACCATTTGGTAAATCATGTAATTCAACTTCAATTTTAGGTTTTAATTGAAGTGTTCCGTCATCAGCATATTTAATATCAAAATCTTTTCCAAATTTAGTTATTGGAACTTTACTTGAACCAAACATTCCAAATCCACCACCCATACCACCATCGTCTAATTCTAATCCATACGCTTCTGCATATACTTTAGCAACTGATGGACCTAACTGTCTTCCAACTTCCATCATTATTGAACGTCTTAATTCATTATATACTGGATCAAGAACTGTATCTTCATTTCTTTTTAAACGTTCAGCAATTGTATCTACATTTAAACCAAAATATTCTAACCAAGTTCCGACATCAACTTTGCCTTCAGCCACCGCCTGTGCAAGCATTTGCTTGTGCTGAGTATCATCTGTTAAATTAAGTCTATTCCATCTTACTTTGGGATATAAGAAAACTTCTTTAGGGCTTTTCTTCGAAGTACCTGGTTGATACTCGACAAATCCCATATTACGTGCAATTGGTAAAAACAAATTTCTTTCAATATAAGATTCTAAAACTTCTCTGAATATTGCGTAACGCTGATTCATTACTTCTAGAACTGTTTGACCAGCAGCAAATTTTCCTTCACCCAAAAGAATGTTTTTACTTATCATCAATCCAATTAGAAGATCTTCAGTAATCCATTCTCTTTCAGTTGCCAATTGCATTAATCCACTACTAGTACCTATTAATTCCCAATGAAGTTCATAGTTAGTAATAATAGCACTATCAGGGTTCAACATTGCATCTTCAACTTGATTTCTAATCTCATTTACATCAGCACGACTAGCAAGTTCAGCCCAAATCAAATGTTTAGGCGTTAAATGTCTTGTGGCAATTGAATCTTGAGATTGACGAAGTCTGTCTTTATATATTAAAGTTTTAAAGTTTCTTTCAATAATTGATGTTCCCCAATCAACATAATCTGCTAATTTTCTAGCTAGATGCGCAGCATGTGAACCATCATTTGGATTTGTTGATAAAGGGATTTCTTTACCAGCCATTACATATTCAATAACATCTTCTGATAATGTCTGATATAATTTTCCGGTTCTTTCATCATACGGTCCATTATGAACAATATGTCTTAATCTATCATCAGGTACTAAACTGATCTTTACAGCATTTGTTAAACCGAGTTTTTCTAATTGTACATAATTTGGATCAAGACACGTAAGTCTTTCCCATCTTGTACCATCAGCACTCATTTGCGCCCAAGGAAACACGTTTCCAATTTTATAATATTCAACTCCAAACATAAGTAGTTTGTTGAATAAATCTATTCCTGTATTTCCGATCATATCTACATAATGTTCTAAAATTTTGTTTGCACGTTTTTTATTTACTGATGGAGGTAAATCCAGTCTAATTTTAGATAACGGCAATTCAGAATGTAAATCAATTGCAGTGGCTACTAATGCATCATATTTGTAGAAATAATTACACCACGAATTTATTTCAAGTCGATCTTTTGGCAATATAAGAGACGACGGTTCAAAATCTGGATGATAAAATGTAGGAATTGACTGTCTAATGTCAGCAGCAGATGATGAACCTGAATAAAAACCGGCAGACGCAGTTTTTGCGAAATGATTTACAATTTTCATTGATTTTGAATTGTGTTTTCGCAAAGGCCCTCTATATGTTTCATTTTGTAGATTCTGTTGAGACTCTTTAATAGCCCCATTTCGTTTCATTCCTGAAGCACCAGACTTCACGAATTTCACTCCTGGAATTTTTTTCTTAATCTTATTCATATTAATCGTTCCTTACATTCCTGAATCAATAGTTGAATTTAGATCAACTATTTTATTCAATCCGAGCTGATCATTTAGATGTTCTAATTGATTAAGAAGTTTTCTCTGAATTTGTTCTTTTTCATCAGTTACATTATCTTTTACTTCTTTTACTTCTTTCATAATGTCAGAAAGATCAACATCATTCTCAAAATCTTGTTCTTCATCAGTTTCGTCAGTCGAATCTGAGTCTTCACCATCAACTGATTCATCATTTGACTCATCAGTTGATTCTTCTGAATCCTGAGTTTCATCTTCAGACGATTGCCTTTCTAATTCTGCAAGTTCTTTTTCAATTGCTTCTAATTCTTCAGATGTTTCTGCATTATCTATTTTTTCTTCTAACTCTTTCATCTTGTCTTCTGTCTGAGCTCTCTTTGATATCAGATTGCTTTCTGATGAAATTAGCTCGTCTAGCCAGTTTGGCATTTGATTTTCTTTCATTATGTTTCTCCTCGTTTTTATTCCGTATTTTATCTGCAATAATCAAACCATGTATTTGAATACTGCAGTCGGCATTAAGTAGATTTAGTTCATATTGTAATCTATCAGTCGATTGAACAATATCCGAAATTAATTGCTGAATCGCGTGCTTACGATAGCTTATTTCAATCGGCAGTGAATTTGAAAATTTTATTAAGTCATTTAATTGTTGAAAATAATCAACAGCCGATTGCTGTACTGCTTCACCATATTCGGTTGAATTTTGTCGAATTTCTTGATATTTTTTAACTTTATCTTTTGTATTCATCGACGAACGCCTAATCGTCTTGCCAACATTAATCTATCTAATTGTGAACTATTCATTCCAGTATATCCGCCTCTACCAGAGGCATATCTTCCAAGACCTGATGCATTAACATTTAAAGTAGCCATAGTTGCACCTGAATTAGAACCACTTACAGATGCTCTTGCTATTTGAGCCGGCGACGCATTAGTTTCATTTTCAATAGCAATATGACAAGCATTTGCGAGAACGTCAGCTAAGTCGTCAGTTGTTACATCACCAGATTTTGGTGCTTCAACAATAAACTCTTTCTTTCCGATTTTTTTCTCCTGTAAATAAACCAATTCTTTTATTCCCAAATCATTATGTAAAAGAGATATCCTCTTATCATATATTATAGATCGCAAATTTTTATAAATTTTCATATTATATGCTCTAGAAAAATGAGTCTTAACAGCATTCACTCCTGACTTAATAAATTTTTGAATTGATGCTGCTGACTCAAATTGGTCATACACGATCTGTTCAACTCTAAATTTTTTAGTCAAATCTAGAACATAATTATCTATTATCTCAATGTCAATAAAATCAAAATCAGCAAATTCTGGATCATCAACATTCCATTTTTGCCATCTGTCAACTACAACCATTAACCTTCCACTTGAGTCTCTTTCACAATGAACCATTGCAAGTGCATAACCATTATTATCAGTTGATGGGTCCATTGCTATATAATAACGATATCTGCCTGTTGCATAATTTGCAGGCAATCTATAAATAGGAACTTTCTTTAATTGCCCGTCTTCATCATACTGATCTTCGTATCTAACAACACTAATACATTCGTGAATTCTTTCGGGAAATTTAAAGAAGCCTGAAACTGTCGTCGAAAATTGTGATCCATATTCTGTCCAGAAAGATTCAGGATCTTTTTTGTATCTGTTCTTTAAGAAATCAAATTCAATCCTGGGATTCATCTCCCAAGTTGGTAATTGTAACATTCTCATTGAATGGTCGTCATACGAATTACAATACAATTCGTAAAAGATACCACTCTTTGTATACGGGCTGGATATACAAATGATTTTGCTATCCTTACCAAAAGTTGCTCCAGCAGGTGTCAAACCTTCATATACTTTTTTACCACCTCTGTTACCTTCATTATCTATAAAGTGAGCTAACTCATCAAACAAAGCTACAATTACTGATCCACCTCGTGTGCTTCTAGCTGAACACAAAAGTGATTCAATTCGAATTGAAGCGCGAACCTTTAATGGCTTACCATATCTCTTTTCTTCCTCTTGCATTTTAGTAATGTCATGTTTCGTTTTTAAATTCAATTCATTACTATTAAAACTAGAAATATACGGTAAAAACCATTCTGCATTAAATATTCTGTTTTGAATCTGAGTAGCTAATTCCAATGCCTGGTCGCCGCTTGAAGCTATGTTTACAATTTTAATTATTTCATCCTCAGCCATATTGTAATAAGCTTGCGGATTATCTTTAATAATCAATTTGTAAGCTTCATAAGCAGTTATAATAGAAGTTATGAATGTTTTTCCACCTCTTCTACCACAAGCTAAAAGAAGTTCACTTGGAGAATTTTCAGTTTCTTCAGGTGTAAGAAGATTTGTTCTCTTTTGGTTGATTAAAAATTGTGCGTATTCCCATTCTGTAAGAAGTTGACCTTCTTCATCATGGGGAAATGATCTCAACTGAATGCATTTGAGTTCATTATCTAAAGGTAAATTGTAAAATATTTTTAATATGAATTTTTGAGCAGGTTGCAGTGTCTTAATGTTCAAATAGAAAGGAGATTCAACAAAGGTTAATATATCAACCTCTTTGTCCTCCTCAATCATATCTGTTATGAAATCATTAAAAATGTCCTCAAAAGAAGATACACTATTCGCCTTTTTATCTTCAACTCGAGTTAATTTTGTCTGTAATTTAGGCATTTTAGTTATTTCTTACGAAATCTTTATGAAAACAATTTGTTTCACCACAACTACAAACTAATTGACTTCCAAATTTGCGTACTGAAAATTCGTCAACAATAGTCGTCCTTGATCCTATTTTTGTAATAGATTCTGGGACATAGGCAAATCTTACATGTTTATCATACGCTTTCATTATTCGCAAAATTTGTTTTGCATTACGTAACTTTTGAATTTCTTTCATGCTGCGTAATGTAGCAATTGCTTTTTGTAAAAGTCTTCTTGTTGTCTTTCTTGGTTTACCAATAATTTGAGCAATCTCATTAAAATTTTCTTCAGCTTCAGGATGTTCTTTGTCGAAACCATGATATAGTTCCAAAACACGTCTTTGTTCTTCATCAGGAATTGCATCAATACTTTTCTTAATTGTATCCTTCAATTCAGATGCTATTGCATCTTCTTCTGGAGAAGTTACAGCATCTGAAAATTCAGATTCAACTTGTGAAGGACCAAGAACATCTTCACGCTTCCGACCACGATCATCATCACCACCAATTTCTTCTTCAATTGAAACAGATCCACTTTGTAATAAGTCGCGAATAAGTTCAGCTGTTAAGTGCGATGATCTACTCTTCGGATCATTACTAATTTCATAAGCCATCTTATCGTAGTCTGTCGGCATCTCACCATGTTTTGAATAATAGTCGTGTATGTACCTCTGAATTGCTCGTAAAGCTCTTCTATCTTTTGGACCAATAGTTACAGTATGTCTAAAAATCTCTCTAGACTTTCCAACAAGTTGCTTTTGTAAACTTGTTGCTATATAACTAACAATACCTTGATTGTTCGGATCAGCAGTGGAAATTATTTTTGCAAATAATATATTTGCATGCTGGCGTAAATCTTCAAGATCATCTTTTGAAATCATTCTTGAACCAATGACTCTTTTAACAGTACCGTTAATTAATGGTAAAAAATTCAGATACAATTTCTTAAAATCTTTCGTTGACCCAGATTCCTGATAATCTTTAACAGTAGATTGAATATCAGGTATTGACATCGAATCATATTCTTTAGTTTCAACTACAGGCGGTTGTGGCTCTTTTACAGATTGACCAGGAGATTTTGTCACTCTCTTTTTTGATTTTGGATGTCTTTTTAAATACTCAACCTGCTCTTCATAAGATTTGCTTTCCCAAGCATCATCAGCGGCAGTCTTCTGAATGTCGCCTCTTAAAATACTTGCCAATTTTTTCGAAATCAGTACTTTATACATTTTTACCGTCCTCTTAAGGCATGGTTCAATTCGTCTTTTTTAGTTATACCTAATTTTTCTTTTGCTTGATTTATAACATTCATTGCAGCATTTTGTTTCTGAATGATATTTGTAATTCGTTGTTGATCTTTAACTTTTATTTCTTGTGCCGGCGCATTCCCAAAATATTCTTTTGTTCGTTTATTTTTTCTTTCTTCTATTGCCATCCATCTTTGTTCTGCATCTTTACCTATAAAAGTATCTACAGTTTCTTTTCCTGTAACAATACTCGGAGCTGACATTATTTTTTTTGCTTTTGCTCCACATAATGGGCAATCAGCTTCGTAATCACCATATTTTTTCTGTTCTTCAAATTCTTGACCACAATCTTTACAAATGAATTCATAAATCGGCATTTTAATCTCCTTTTTCAATTTACATCTTTTCGCTATTAACTCCAATTACTCTTTGACAATAATTTTCGAGCTCTTTTTGTAATATGCTTTTTTCTCTTATAAGTTCGTGCATAATAGAAATAGATTTACTAAAAACATCAAATACCAATTCACTAAACTTGTCTTTCAATTTAAAAACTGATACTCTCAATTCTTCGCGAGAAATTTGTATCTTATTACTTATATACCAAACATCCATAAATTGAGAACCTATTTGATATAAATATTCGTATTTCTCTTTTACATATACTTTAAATTCAGTTTCTGATAACTCTAATAAATCATCATTAATTAAAGACCGTTTTATAAAACTTTTAATATCTTCACGCAGCATTGACTCAACTAATCTATTGTAAACTATGTAATCGTCATGTGCAGTAACATTATTACTTTTCGTTCTTTCAATTAGCATTGCAGCATAATTTTGCATCAATAAAGATTTGACTGCAACTATTTTTTGTTCAGCATACTCCATTTGTCTTTCGATAACAGTTATGTTTTCCAAATAACAAATCTTAGTAACGATTTCAGTTGTTTTAGCTATTACATGAAAAAAATCAATACAATATGGACATAAAGCATGCGGCGGTAATTTACCTCGTTTTCTAGGTCCAAATACAATATAGTTAGATCCTATTTTGATGTTCGGCTTTGTGATTAAAACAAACAGTGCCAAACACATCACTACTGCTATCGTTATAAGAACAATCTCATTGGAGCCAAACTTGGCTACAACAGCCCACAAATTGTCGACCTTTGTCGAATCAGTCATTTACGTGACACTCCACAGGGCAAGCCCTCTATCTATAGAAATACCACAAATGGTTTTTGAAATTATTTTGCCAATTCATCCTCGGGGCAAGCCCGCGAGGTTTTCTTGGCAAGCCCCTATAACTCCAAAAATATTATACATAAATTCTAATCTTAGTTCTTCCTTTATAGCGTTTTGCAGCACATTCAACACATATAATTTCACCATAAGCAATTTCTATTATTTCATGAGTTTTTTTGTCAACTATTTCAATAGGAATTCTAATCATCGCATCTTTAATTTCATTACAATCAGGGCATCGTGGACCTGTTCGAAACATATTCATCTCTCCTATTTCGCATATTAATTTAAAAACACAAAATAAGAGTTTCTATAAAAAGAAGAATTAAGAAAAATGTACAGTCAGTAATTTGAGCACTGACACATTTTTATCAGTACTTTAAAGTAGAATTTTTAAGAACTATTACATAATCTTGTATTGATAATCTTACAATCAGGAAATAACCACATTTCCAAAAAGGATAATTATGATTACAAAAAATTGTGATATTTGCGGAACTCCGAGGACTCTTAAACACAATTATAAAAAAAATGTATGCTGGGCTTGTTCGCAAAAACAAAGAATATTACCGTGTGGAAAAAATAGTGGTAATTACAAGCATGGAATTAGTACGCAAGGATATAGACGTATTACATTAGTGTCAAATACCGGAAAAAGACTAAAAAGAGTTAATGAACATAGATATGTTATGGAGCAATTTCTAAATAGAAAATTAAAATCAAATGAATGTGTACATCATATTGATTTTGACAAATTAAATAATGATATTAGTAACCTTTACTTATGTACAAATTCTTATCATAGAGAACTAATAACAAACATTGAACAATTAGGTTTTACTATTTTGAATAAATATTTATGGTTTAGTAGAGAAAGAAAAGAATACATACTTGAAAATGTTAATAATATAATGCTTGATGAACCAGTAATCATATTTCCAGAATATACAAATAACTTATCAAAAAAAATTTCTATTAAAAATGGTCGACCAAAAGTACAAACTAAAAGGCATCATTTTAAAGGTTATCATAAATTAGTAATGGAATGTTTTTTAGGAAGAGAATTAAAAAGTAAAGAAAATGACGAATATGTACATCATATTGACGGCGATAAATTCAATAATTCAATAAATAATCTTTGTCTATTAACAAATAAAGAACATCAAAAAGCTCATAATAGTTTAGTCGACTGCGTCATAAACTTATATAAAAATGGACTAATCATTTTTCAAAATGGATTATATAAATTACGAACTTGATCGTTTTTTGAATTTTGAATTTATAATTGATCGGA